AACTATGAGGACGATGGATCAACCATTCAGGTAATGGAGAACAATACTCTGTATCTTTATCGTTCTTTCCGACTGCTGAATATTCTTTCTCACAAACGTAAGACGGTAGATTTTGAAAGTGATTGCCGTAATCTTTGGAAGGTTTCTTATCTACATCAAACACGCAATTGGGAGTGTATTCCTAGCGGTTTGGGTCTTTCTGGAACTCCTTTGAATGAAACCCTAGTTGCACTTCGACAGATTGTTCCTCAGTTTATTCAAGAGAACAAACTTTCTAAAGTTAATACTGTCATTCTTACTGACGGGGAATCTGCAGGTATTGCTAGGGTAGCAAAAACTAAAGATTATTGGGATAGCAATAAAGAACGTTTTGGTCGTCTTCACATTAATCAATCTTGCCAAATTAGAGATCGTAAACTTGGTCGTACTTATCAACCAACTAGTGAAAACACTTGGGAAGGATCTATGACTAAGATTCTTCTGACTAATCTTAATGACAATTTTCCCCAAGTTAATTTCATTGGCATTCGAGTTCTTCCCAGTCGAGATGTACGTAATTTCTTCAATCTTTATCTCGATGACTATAGTGATACAATGAAGAAGCGTTGGCAGAAAGAGCGTAGTTATGTAATCAAAGACAATGGTTACAGTGCTTTGTATGCTATTGCTTCAAATACTTTGAGCGAAAGCGATGAGTTTAATGTTGATGATGACGCAACTATTGCTCAAATTCGAAATGCTTTTAAGAAGTCCTTGAAAGCGAAGGCGATGAACAAGAAAGTTCTTTCCTCTTTCATCAGCATGGTCGCTTGATGAACTGTCCATCGGGGATCGGTCGGTCCCCCTTTTACCTCTATACTATGAAAGTCAACAACACACACCAAGGACAAATGCCTCGCATGTCTAACCTCAACGTCACCGAAGTTATTTCTTTTTTGACCGAAAACTATGGCACCGAGTTCGGTGGCGATGCGGTCAATGCTGCTTGTCGTGAATTCGATGTTTCCTATCCTACTATTACCAAACGCCTTGAGCAATACAAAGTTGGTCATGGTCGTTGGAATCTGACTGTGCAAGAAGCACGAGAGAAACTGGAAACTCAATTTACCGATCGGGAAGAAATGAACCTTATCCCCCTTAAAGATGATACTTTTGTCCCGTTCGGGAATTTTAGTGATGTAAAGAAAATCATTCAATCTCGTCTCTTCTATCCTGTATTCATCACTGGTCTGTCTGGTAATGGTAAGACCTTCTCTGTTGAACAGGCATGTGCCAAACTAAATAGGGAGTTGATTCGGGTAAATATTACCATTGAAACCGACGAAGACGATCTTATTGGTGGGTTCCGTTTGGTTAATGGTGAAACTGTTTGGCATAATGGTCCTGTCATCGAAGCTCTGGAACGTGGAGCTGTGCTGCTTCTAGATGAGATCGATCTTGCCTCTAACAAGATCCTCTGTCTGCAATCTATTCTCGAAGGTAAAGGCGTCTTTCTTAAGAAAACTGGTCGTTATGTCTCTCCTGCTTCTGGTTTCAATGTGGTCGCTACTGCTAACACTAAAGGAAAAGGGTCTGATGATGGTCGCTTCATCGGCACCAATGTCCTCAACGAAGCGTTCCTTGAGCGTTTCCCTATCACGTTTGAGCAAGAGTATCCCTCTCCGACTATTGAAGTAAAGATTCTTGAGGGTATCTCTCTCGATCTTGGTCTGGAAGATCGAGATTTCTGTAAGCGTCTTGCTGACTGGGCACAGATGATTCGTAAGACCTTCTATGAAGGTGCTATCGATGAGATCATCAGCACCCGTCGTTTGGTCCATATCATTCGTGCTTACAGCATCTTTAAGGATAAGGCAAAAGCAATTAAGGTTTGTCTGAATCGTTTTGATGACGAAACCAAGCAGTCCTTCCTGGAACTGTACGACAAGGTTGATGCTGACGTTGATCTTGACGAAACTCCTGAGGCATGATATACTGAGGGAGTTCTCTCCCTCTTTTTTTATGGACCTGTGGAAAGAGTATAAGAGGACTCTTTATAAAACCTTTCCTGATTTAAAACTAGATCATGTTTGGGCAGATTGGTCAGGGGATACAAACCTCAGAGCAGAAATCTGGAAGAGTCCACAGTTTATTAAATCCAGAGCAGTAGATATCTGGAGTGAAAAATCAAACATCTACAACACCATCATGTATCCTAAGACAGGAAAGAATCTTCCTTGCTTTGGTATGGATCTGATGGGTTTTTTTGAAAAGAAAGTCATCATTGTATTTGACTTTCAGCATCCTGTGGAAAACTATTTGTTTTCTGTGGGAGATAAACTGCCAAAGGCAGAGGGAACTTTTAGGTTCTTTGAACCTGGGAATCATTTCTCAGAGCATGTCTATGTTCGTAAATGCACAATGTCAGAGGTAAACAATTATCTCGATGACTTTGCTGCCTATTTACAAGTGTACAAAGATATGCTAGAATCTGCTGATCCACAAGGAACAGACGAAACCGAGTATAGGGACTTTGATTCCTATATGAAAAAACTGGATCCAGTGAGTGGGTATCTTGCCAACAACTTTGGTAAGGAACGAGCAGAACAATTTGTAGACGAGTTTCTTTTCCCTTATGGTTAATTCTTGGTCTTTACTTTACGATGAACTAAACATGGATGACATTATTACTTTTAACGTTAACGATAGCATGATCAATCAATCTCCTTCGACTCCTTGGAAATATAACGAAGAAGAGATCCTTAAAGAACTGCTTGAATATATTCGTGGAACTTACACCCAGCACTATTCTGCTGGTGATGACAAGATTCAAACTCTTGATCTCATTGAAGCATGTGGTGATGGCGAAGCATTCTGCCGTAGCAACATTCTGAAGTATGCTTCTCGCTATGATAAAAAAGGATGTGCTCGTCGTGACATTATGAAGATTCTACACTATGCAGTTCTTCTCATGAACTTTAATGACAAAAATGCTGTCCGTGAAACCTACAACCAGTAATTATGAAACTATCTGATAAGACCAAACGAATTCTTAAGAACTTTTCTGATATCAACAATTCGATTTACATTCGTGGTGGTGATACTATCTCCACAATGTCTGTCACCAAAAACATTTTTAGTAAGGCATCAATTTCTGAAGAGTTTCCAATTCCCTTTGCCATTTATGATCTTGCTCAGTTTCTAAATGGTATCTCTCTATTTGAAGATCCCGAACTTGAGTTTGAGAATTCTTCTTTTCTTTATATCAAGAGTGGTCGTTCCAAGGTGAAATATTTCTTCACTGATCCTGATGTAATTGTTAGTCCACCAGAGAAGACAATTCAACTTTCTGATTATGAATTTGAATTTGATCTGACCTCTAGTGTTCTTGATTCTCTGATTCGTAGTGCAAGTGTTTACGGTCTCCCTGACCTTTGTCTTGAATCTTTTGGTGGGGAAGTTTGCTTAGTGACAAAGGATAAAGACAATGAAACATCTAATACTGTTTCATATGTTGTCGGTGAATCCGAAGTTCCTTTTTCTTTTAAATTTAAAGTAGAAAATATTAAGATCATTCCTGGTGATTACAAAGTTGAGGTAACCAAGAAAGCAGCACACTTTGTTTGTGGAGATCTTGAATATTACATTGCTCTTGAACCCGATTCTACTTATGGAGATTGATGATTGAAACACGTTCTTTTCACTCTGTATGATTGCAATCCTGAACTCTTAGATGACAGGATGTTTATTGAAACATTGTTGTTTGATGCTGCTGAAGTATCAAAGGCAACATTTTTAAATACTATCTCTCATAAGTTTGAACCTCAAGGAGTCACTGCTGTTACCCTTCTTGCTGAATCTCATATCAGTATCCATACTTGGCCAGAAGAAGGTAAAGCAGTATGTGACATTTTTACATGTGGACAAGCAGATCCTATGCTAGGATTTGCTCTGATGCGTGCCCGACTCCAGGCAAAGTCATCTGTCCATCATGAGTATGACCGACCTTTCGCAATTAACTGAACTATGAGTCGTAATGAATTTCTCTGGGTAGAAAAGTATCGCCCTAAGAAAATTGATGATTGTATCTTGCCAGAAGATACAAAGAAAACTTTTAAAAAAAGGTCAGATTCCTAACCTTCTGCTTTATGGAACTGCTGGCATTGGCAAAACTACAGTCGCACGAGCACTTTGCGAAGAACTCGGAGTTGACTATATTATTATTAACGGATCAGATGAAGGAAGAGCAATTGACACAGTACGAAACAAGGTTAAAAATTTTGCATCGACCGTCTCACTTTCTAGTGAATCAGCACACAAAGTCATTATTATTGACGAAGCTGACAACACAACCCATGATGTTCAACTCGCTCTACGGGCGAACATTGAGGCATTTCATGGTAACTGTCGGTTTATTTTCACCTGTAACTACAAAAATAAAATCATCGAACCACTCCACTCTAGGTGTGCAGTCGTTGATTT